GACCGGGACCGGGGCCACCAAGTCGGTCATGGTCTACGTCTCTGGTGACTTCAACACCAACGCCATCACGGTGGCGAGCGGCACCCTCGAGGACCTGCGCGACGTCCTGGCGATGCAGTCGCTCTACCTCCACAACCCCGTGGCGGCCTGACCCTCAGTCTGAAGGAGAAATGACGATGGACATCTACTCCACCCCGATGCTTTCCCGAGTGGTCGAGTCGCTGAAGCGCCCGCAGCGCTTCTTCCTCGACAAGTTCTTCCCCGCCGTCGAGACCTCGACGAGTGACACGATCTTCTTCGACGTCGAGCTCGCGGGCGAGAAGCGACGGCTCGCTCCCTACGTCCACCCCCTCACCGAGGGCAAGCTGGTGGAGTCGGTCGGCTACACGACCAAATCGTTCAAGCCGGCCTACATCAAGGACAAGCGCGTTCACGACGTGACGCGCCCCTTCGTGCGCACGGCGGGTGAGACGATCGGCACCGGTCAGACCATGAGCCCGATGCAGCGGCGCGAGGCCCAGCTGGCGCGTGACCTGCGAGACCAGCTCGACATGCTGACCCGGCGCTTCGAGTACATGGCGGTTGAGGCCCTGCGCGATGGTCAGATCGTCGTCAAGATGCTCCGCCCGGACGCCACGAGCGAGAGTGTGACGGTCAACTTCGGGCGCTCGGCGAACTGCGAGTTCACCCTGGAGAGCGGTTCGCGCTGGGGCGACGCCGGCGTCAAGCCCATGAAGAACCTCGAGGATTGGGCGATGGCCGTCCTGAAGGAGTCGGGCAGCTCGGTACGGACGGTCGTGATGGACCCCGACGCCTGGCAGAAGCTCAAGGAGAGCACGGGCTTCGAGAAGAGGCTCGATCTTCGCCGGGTCATCGGTGGTGACATCAACCTGGCGCTCCTGCCCGAGTTCGTGCAGTACAAGGGCAACGACGGGGCCTTCGACTACTGGGTGTACGCCGAGCGGTATTGGAACCCCGACGCGAGCCCGGACGCGGCCGAGGTGGCGTTGCTCGACTCCGGGCGCGTGATTGGGATCGGGGACGTGCTGGGTGTGCGGCACTTCGGCGCCATCAAGGACGAGGAGGCCGGCTTCCAGCCCATGGAGTATTTCACCAAGTCGTGGCTCGAGCACGACCCGTCGGTGCGCATCCTGCTCATGCAGTCGGCGCCGCTGATGGTGCCGTACCGGATCAACGCCAGCTTCAGCGCGAAGGTGCTAGCGTAGAGCAAGAGGGGTGATGATGGCGCGAGCGACATGGAGCGCGGCCCGGACCAAAGCGGAGCGGGCCGCGTTCGATTACTGCAAGGAGAGCCTGACAATCAAGTCTGGCTCTCTGAGCGTGACGATCCTGGGGGTGCTCGACGCTTCCCAGGATCGGTCGGTTCGCGGTCAGTCGCCTGATGGGACGTTCCCGGTCCTAGCGTCACTGTCGTGCTGGCGGGAGGAGCTTGGATTTGTCCCCGCCGTGAACGAAGCCATTCGGGTGGCGCGCGCGGTTCACCCGACGGAGGAGCAGGTTTATCTGGTGGTATCGGTGGATACGACCAGCGAGATGCTGGTGATTGAGCTGCAGGCGAGCACGAGCAATGGCAATCCATTTATCCACTGAGCGGCTTGACCAGGCTCTTCGGGATCTTCGGGGGTTCCCCGAGGGTGTGGCGCGCGCGGCCGTACCAGCGATCAACCGGGCGATGCTGGCGGGGCGGACGTTCGGGCTTCGCCGGTTGATGGCTACCTATGCCACCTCACGGGCGGCGGTGGTTGGGACTCTGCGGACGACCAAGGCGACGCGCTCGAGCCTGGCGGCGGAGCTGTCGTCGAGGGGGACTCGGTTGCCGCTGACAGCGTTCCGCGTGAATCCCCTGCGGCCAACGGTGCGGGGGTCACGCTTTGGCGTCGTGGTTCGCAAGGGTGACGCCATGGAGGTGAAGCGTGGGTTTGTGAACGTGACCAAGAGCGGGCGCCTGGCGGTGCTGCAGCGTGAGAGCGCCAAGCGCTTTCCCGTGAGGATGGCGTTTGGCCCCGCCGTTCCGCAGATGTTCAACGAAGAGGGCGTTCGCGAGGAGATCGAGGCGCGTGGGATGGAGGTGCTCGAGAGACGCTTCGACCATGAGGTCGGCCGGCTGCTAAGGGGGTTGGGGCGATGACGGAGGCCATGCTCTACCCAGGAGGGACGGCGCCGTTCAATCTGACCTTGCTCGGCGAGGCGCTGCAGCGGCGCATGGTCGAGGCGTTCGAGGACTTCCGGCTGCGAGCCTCGAATCCCGACGCCACGGGCGCGCCGCCGCTGCCCGAGGCGTTGGACAGCGTAACTACCTACCTCGGCAGTATCAAGAGCCGCGAGAGGGACAGCGACGCGGCCGAAGTGGCGCCGAAGTTCCCGCTGGTGCTGGTGAAGCCACGGGCGTGCACCGACGACGAGGGCGAGGCGGGGGCTCGGCTGACGATCGTCGCCGTCGATTTCGTCATCGGAGCTCGGCGCATCGGGAACGACGGATTCCTCGACGTGACCACGATCGTCGAGCGAATCCGCAGGAACCTGCTCGTCGCTCCGATAATCGAGAACCGGGCACGACTGGAGCTGCCGCTGGTGAGCGAGATCGGCGAGGACGATGCCTTCCCGCAATGGTTCGGGATCGTGTCGGCGCGGTTCAGCATCCCCCAACCGGTCGAGGAGACGGCAACATGCGACACGTGATCTACATCGGTCCGAGCGTCCTCAGTCTTGGGTTGCAGCGGTTCCAGGTGTTCAAGGAGCCTCCCAAGGTCGTGGTCGCCGAGCCCAAGCTGGCGCGGCTGTGCGTGCCGGTGAATACCCTTGCCAAGGCGCGCGCGGCGCTGAGCGTGGAGGGCAGTCCCGAATGGTCCGCGTATCGTGCCGCCGCGGCGGCGTTTCTTCCCAACCAAGCGAGGTGACCCATGGCCCGAGGTGTGAACGTCGTCAATCTTCCGACTGGGGTGACGCCCCCGGTGCAAAGCACGGCCGGGCTTCCGGTCTACGTCGGTTCGGCGCCGATCCACATGAGCGCGGACAAGACCGCGAAGCTCAATCAGCCGATCCTGGCCTACAACCTGGCCGAGGCCAGTGCGGCGCTCGGGTTCATGGACGCCGAGGGCTCCGCGGGGGCGAAGAAGTTCGCCTTCACGCTGTGCGAGGCCATGTCGGCGCACTTCAAGGTCGGGAACGTCGGCCCCATCGTGCTGATCAACGTGCTCGATCCGGCCACGCACAAGCTTGAGGTCGCGGCCGAGGCTCGCACCATCGGCGCCGACGGCACGGTCAAGCTCGCGAACCTGCACCCGTATCCGTCCTCGGTGGTCGTGAAGGATGCCACCGACGCGAGCACGTACAAGCTGGGTGACGACTACACCTTCACGGTCAACAGCGCCGGAGAGGGTGTGCTCGCGGTCGTCACCGACGGTGGTATCGACGTCGGTGACATCGTGCACGTCACCTACGACAAGCTCGTGCCGGGCGACGTGGATGCTGCCGACGTCATCGGCGCGGTCGACGCGGGGACGCAGCTCAAGACGGGCCTCGAGCTGGTCGCCGAGGTGTTCCCGCGCTTCCTCATGGTGCCCGGGCAGATCCTGGCGCCCGGGTTCACCACCGACCCCACGGTCACCGCCGTTGCGCGCGCGAAGGCCGCGAGCATCAACGGTCACTTCAACGCCATCGTACTGGCGGACATCCCGGCGACTGCCGCGGGCGTCGACGTCTACAGCGAGGCCGGCGCGTGGAAGAACACCAACAGCTACACGGACCCCGACATGGTGGTGTGCTGGCCGATGGGGCGCCTGGGCGACACTCTCTACCACCTGTCGACGCTGACGGCAGCGCGGGCCATGCGGACCGACGCCGACAACGACGGCATCCCGTACGAGAGCCCCAGCAACAAGGCGATCCCGATCGACAGCCTGGCGCTGTCCGACGGGACCGAGGTGGTGCTCGACCCCATCGCGGCCGAGGCCCTGAACGGACAGGGCATCGTCACGGCCCTGAACTTCATCGGAGGCTGGAGGCTGTGGGGGAACCGCACCGCGGCCTACCCCGCCAACACCGATCCCGCCGACGCGTTCATCCCCTTCGTCCGCATGCGCGCGTGGAACACCTCCGTCATCGTGCTGTCGCACTGGCAGCGCGTGGACAACCCGATGAACCGGCGCAAGATTGAGTCGGTCGTCGACTCGGAGAACATCCGCCTGAATGCCCTCGCCGGCCGCGGGTTCATCCTCGGCGCGCGCGTCGAGCTGCGCGAGGAGCTGAACCCCGTTATCAGCCTGCTCGATGGTCAGGTGATCTACAGCGTGTCGTGGATGCCGCCGCCCCCGATGAGCGGCATCACGTTCAACGTCGAGGTGGATCCATCCTACCTGTCCACTCTGTTCGCCTAACCCCACCCGTTCGCTTGAGAGGTGACTCATGTCCAATCCGATTCCTGAAAAGCTGATCAACTTCCGGGTTTACCTGGAGGGTGACAACCTGATCGGCGTGGCAGATGTGACGCTGCCGAAGCTGGAGGCCATGACCGATACGGTCATGGGCGCCGGCATCGCGGGCGAGGTCGAGAGCCCGGTGATCGGCCACTACGGCTCGATGACCGCGACGGTCAACTTCCGGACGTTGAACGCGGACGCCGGGACGCTCGCCACGCCGAAGGCCCACCTGCTCGACTTCCGCGGATCGCAGCAGGTCTACGACGCCGGCACCTACAAGACAGTCGCGGTGCGCGCGACCATGAAGGCGATCCCCAAGTCGGTCGACCTGGGCAAGTTCAAGGTCGGCGCGCCCACCGAGACCAGCGACGAGTTCGAGGTGGTCTACCTCAAGCTCTACGTCGACGGGAAAGAGCGGGTGGAGATCGACAAGTACAACAGCATCGCGCGCTTTGACGGGGTCGATGTCCTCGAGGGCGTGCGGGCGGACCTGGGGATCTGACCATGACGACGGAAACCAGAGAGACGAGCGCCACCGAGGCGAAGAGTGAAGCTCCCGGCCGCCAGACCATCAAGCTGAGCGCGCCGGTGAAGTTCGAGGACCTCGAGCGTTCCGAGCTCGTGCTCGACCTCGACGGCCTCACGGGCGACGACCTCGCCAGCGCCGAGGCCGAGATGCAACTCGCCGGGATCGTCCCTGTGATGGTCGACACGAGCAAACGGTACATGATGTACGTGGCGGCGAAGGCGGCCGGCGTGCCGGTGGAGCTCATCGGAAAGCTGAAGGCGGCCGACGCCACCAAGGTCACCCTGGCGGTCCAGGGTTTTTTGATGGGCTGACGGGCGCTCGCGGGCCCGGTGTTGGTACTCGGCGCCGGGCTAGCCCGATCCGAGCCCTGATGGTCACCGCGTATCGGCTCTCTCGTGCCGACACCTTCATGTCGGTTTCCGCTTGGATGGCGATGCCCATTCGTCAACTTAAAGAGTGGTTGGATGTGATTACTGAGGTCCAGGCGCAGGACAAGAAGGGCTGACACTGTGGCAAGCCGACTGTACGAAATCGCATTCCAGATCGGTGGTAAGCTTCAGGCCTCGCTGCCCAAGTCCGTGATGTCGGCGGCCGGCCAGCTTGACCGTCTCGGCCAGCAGATCACGACGTTGGAAAAGGCGCAGGGGGCGTCCAATCGCTTCCGTGCGCTCCATCGAGAGATCGACGAGACGAAGCTGAAGCTTCGTCAGGCTGAGGGTGAGGTTAAGCACTTCGGCGGAATCGTAGGCCCGCTTACTGCCGACATGGCTAGGAAGTTCGCGGCGGCCAAGACGCGTGTGGCGGAGCTGCGGTTGCAGTTTCGCGGCCAGGCCACCGAGCTGAAGAGCGTCAAGTCCGCGATGGACGCGGCGGGCATCAGCACGCGCACGTTCGCCGCGGACAACGCCAAGCTGGCCGCCTCGCTCGCGAAGGCGCAGGCCCAGCAGAAGCGGATGCGCGAGAACCTCGGCGCTCGGGCAGCCAACAAGAAGCAGATGGAGGATACGCGGGCGAAGCTCAGCGCGTCCAGGGGGAGGGTCCTGGTCGCCGCGGCAGGCGTCACTGCCTTCGTCCTGCCCGTCAAGGCCGCGGCCGACTTCGAGGACTCCATGGCCCGCGTGGGCGCGCTTGCGCGGGCCACTGACGGCGAGCTGGCGACGCTGAGCAACACGGCTCGCACGCTCGGTCGTGACACGCGATACAGCGCCACGCAAGCCGCGACGGGCATGCAGTTCCTCGCCCAATCTGGATTCAAGACGGGCGAGATCATCGCGGCCATGCCAGGCATGCTCAACATCGCGAGCGCCGGCGCCGTCGGGCTGGGCGAGGCGGCGGACATCACGTCCAACATCCTCCGGGGCTTCGGCATGCAGGCCGGCGAGTCGGGACGGCTCGGCGACGTTCTGACCAACACGTTTACGAATAGCTCTACGAACCTCTCGATGCTCGGCGACACGATGAAGTACGTCGCGCCGATTGCGAAGGCGACTGGCTTGTCGCTTGAGGCGACGGCTGCGGCCGCTGGGCTGCTCGGGAACGCCGGCATCAAGGGTCAGCAGGCCGGAACTGCCATGCGGGCGATGCTGTTGCGGCTGGCCGCGCCTGCGGAGAAGGGACAGAAGGCACTCGCGGCACTGCGCGTGAAAACGGTGGACGCGCACAAGAATCTGCGTCCGCTCGCTGACATCTTGAGCGAGATGAGCGCGAAGATGGCTGGGTTCGGAACCGGCACCAAACAGGCGGCGATCAAGGCGATCTTCGGCATGGAGGCCGCGACGGCGGCGACGGTGCTGATGGGCGAAGCCGGCTCGGGGAACCTGCAGAAGTTCATGACCGTCGTGGCGAAGAGCGGGACTGCCGCCCAGATCGCGGCGAAGCAGAACGCCACCATGAAGGGGCAATGGGACAACCTCACGGGTGCAGTCGAGGATGCGGCGATTCAGGTTGGCAACATGCTGATCCCCACGCTGAAGAGATTCATCGATAAGATGGTGCCTGTCATCAACAGCGTGACTACCTGGTTGCAGAAGCATCCGCAACTCACGGAGGCTCTGGTCTTGGGCGGGGCCGCGCTGGCCACGCTGGTGCTTGGGTTGACCGTGGCTGGCGTGGCGTTCAACGGGGCGAAGCTCGTGATCCTCTCGACGAAGGGTGCGTTGCTGCTTCTAAATGCAGCGACGTGGAAAGCGGTTGCTGCGTGGGGTGCGGCGCACGCCTCGCTCATGCTCGCGGTTGTCGGCATCGCTGGGCTGGCCTACGCGGCAAAGAATCTCTACGACAACTGGAAACCGGTCGCGCAGTGGTTCACTGAGCTCTGGGATGACGCTCTTGACAGCCTTGGCAGGTATCTGGGTTCGATCAGGACGCTGGCCAAGGTTGCGCAGTTCGTTCCAGGGATGGGCACAATAGCGGGTGCAGTCGCCCTCATCCCTGATATCGGCACCAACCATCGGGCCGAGCGAAATCGTAGGTTCAACGAGACAGCATTCAATCGTCGTGATCCTTATTCATCGCTCGGCGGGCCGATGCGTGAGGACTACGTGAAGCCGTGGTCAATGCTCGAGGGCGCGGGAAAGCTCAAGGGTGGCTCAGGCGGTCAGGGCGGTGGAGATACGATTCACTTTTCCCCGCAGATCACCATCGGCCCGGGCGCCACTCCAGCGACGCGGGGCGAGGTTGAAAAGGGGGTGGCGGCGGCGCAAAAGGAGTTTGAGAAGATGATGAAGGGGTTCATGGAGCAGGATGCGAGGACCTCCGTTGACTAGCTACACGACCATCCAGGGGGATACCTGGGATCTGATCGCATATCTGGAGTACGGCGACGAGCTGCAGATGCACTGGCTGATCGAGGCCAACCCGCAGCATCGTGAGACGGTGATCTTCCCCGCTGGAGTCGTCTTGAACGTCCCCGACATCGGAGAGCCGTCCCGCGCGCCGGCGCCTCCGTGGGTCACCAATGGGTAGCGCGAAGATCAAGCTGCTCTACGAGGGGGTGGCCATCACCCAGGGTGACGACGCCGCGAAGCCCGGGGCATACATGCTCGACGTCGCGGGCGATCTGTTAGCGTTTGATTACACCGACAACTCCGACGGGAAGGTCGACGACCTGCAAATCACGGTGATGAATCGCGAGGGGCTGTGGTGCCGGGAGTGGCGGCCACAGAAGGGTGCCAAGCTGCGGGCGTCCATCATCCCGGCGTTCGGTGATGGCGAGCTGGCGTGCGGTGACATGTGGATTGACGAGATTGAGGTCGGGGGTCCACCGTCAGTGGCCACCATCCGAGCTGTGAGCGTTCCCATCGGAGGGGGGATCCGAGGCACCAAGCGCACGCGCGCGTGGGAGTCGGTGACCTTCGAGCAGATGGCCGCCGCGATCGCTAAGGACGCCGGCCTGGGTTTGCATTACCAGGGCGAGGTCATCGAGATTGAGCGTACGGATCAGAGCGAGGAGTCAGACCTGGCGCTGCTGCATCGGTTGGGCGAGGACTTCGGCTTTGCGGTCAAGGTGGCCGACTCGAAGCTCGTTGTCTACGATCAGGAGATCCTCGAGGCCGCCGAGCCGGTCGCGGTCGTCGATGTGGCGAGCGGCGATGGCATGGTCACCAACTGGCGCGTTCGGTCGAAGACGCGTGACGTGTACAGATCCGCCCGGGTGATGTACCGGAACCCGATCCGCAAGCTCGTGGCGGAGGCTCTCAAGAGCCATCCGTCCAAGGAGCTGAGGGAGCCCGAGCTCGTGGCGCTCAAGACGCGCGGTAAGCGGCGGCGGCTCACGGACGCGCAGAAGAAGGCGCGTGAGGAGGCAAGGCAGGCACGGCTCGAGAAGGCCTTCGCGCGCAAGCACGATCGCTACCTCGATTCGCTCATTCGCCAGACCCGCGACGAAGAGCGCCGAGAGGAGCGGGAGATCGAGGTGGACGATGTCGAGTTTCTGTTCACGCCTACCGGCGCGGCGGTGGCGGGGAACGTCCTCGAGATCACGAAGCGGGTGAAGGACGCCGACGAGGCCAGGCGGCTGGCCGAGCGCAAGTTGCGCAACGCGAACCGCGACGAGGTGACGCTTGTACTCGACCTGGTTGGGGACGTCGCCATGCGGGCTGGGCTCAACATCGTTGTTGAGGGAGCTGGCGATTTTTCGGGCAAGTACCACATTGATCAGGGCCGGCATACCCAATCCGGGAGAGAGCGCTTCGCTACCTCCATCAGCGCCCACAGGGTGCTCCTTTATCGGTGACCGTATGGATGGGTTCACGGAGATAAGGAATCGCTTGACCGCCCTCGAGCGCAAGGTCGCGAGCATGGTGCGCGTGGGTGAGGTTGAAAGCGTGGACCGCGCGAGGTGCCGCGTGGGGGTTGTCTTCCAATCGGTCTCGTCGGTGGACAAGGATGGAAAGGTGAATCGATTCACCAGTAAGAACATGCCTGTGATGGTGAAGCAGTCGGTGGAAAACCGTGACTTCTGGATGCCAGCCGTTGGTGAGCAGGTGGTGTGTGTGTTTCTGCCCACCGGGCCTGAGGTAGGCTTCGTGCTCGGCTCGTTCTACTCGGACGAAGACCCGACCCCCGAGGGTGCTGAGGTCGCGGGGCTGCGTGTCGTGGAGTTTGCTGACGGGGCGAGGGTCGAGTACAGCACCGAGGAGAGCAAGTTGCGGCTCCTCGTCGGTGAGCTCGAGCTCACGATCACGCCCGATCTGATGCAGATCGGCGGTTCGGCCGGTACACAACCCTTCGTGCGTGGCACCGATCTCAAGGACTGGCTCGCAGCGCACGTCCACCCGACGGGTGTTGGTCCGTCAGGGCCTCCGTCCACCGCCGGGACACTCGACTCGACACTGAGCACAATCATCAAGGGGAGGTAAGCGAGATGGCGCTCAGCCAGGCACCTCTCCAGAGTGCGCTGCAGGCCTCGATGGAGAGCCTGCCGGCGTCGGCCGCGGTGGCTGCCCAGGGGTGGGCTGACGCCATTGCTGCGCACGTAGCAGCCGGCCAGAGCCCTCAGAGCGTGCCTCCTACGCCGGCCAGCGTGGCGGTGGGCAAGGCCGCGCTGGCGTCCTCCATCGCTTCAGCCTTCCAGAGTGGCAGCGCGGCGGGCGCTGGCTCGGGGGTGGGGGCGGCGGTCGTCTTGTTCTACCAGGGGCTGCTTTTCGCGGGCGCTACAGTCGGTGCTGTGACTGGGGTGACCGGCGCCGCGGCGCTGGCGGCCGCACTGGAGACAGACTTTAGCGAAAACACCTCCAGCTCGGCTACTATAGCAGAAGCGGCTGAGAGGTTCGCGACTTCGATCCACGCCTGCGCGCAGACGGTGATCGTGGCTCACGTTCCACCCTCGGCTATCACCGGTCCGCTCACATGAATTTTTGGTTCAGATGCTATGACAACCGCCGGGGGGCTCCATGATCGTTGGAGCCTTTGGCCCCGTCGTGTTCTCGGTCAGCTCCGACGTGGTGCGGACCTTTCGGGCGGGCTCGCGCGAGCGTGGGGCTGCGTTTGCCACCCACGAGGTGATCGGTCGCCCAGCCAGGCTGGAGCCGCTCACTCGGGAGCTCGATCAGGTGAGGCTGGAGGTCAACCTTGATCATGATCTGGGAACCAGCCCCACCCTTGAGCTGCTGGCTCTAGATGAGCTGATGGACCTGCAGATGGCTTGGCCTCTAATCCTCGGTCCGTTTCCGATGGGTGAATATGTGCTGACGAAGATCACCGAGGAGTGGCGTCGGTTTACCCGCGCCGGTGTGCTGGCTTCGGTGGCCGTGAGCCTGCATCTCCTACAGGATGCTGACGGTGTTTGGGCGGCTCGTGCGAAGCGCGCCGCTGGGATCGGAAGGGCGGCCTAAGCCATGCCGTTGGTTGACGTAACAGCCTCGACCCTGGTCATCGACTGGTCCCCGGCCACGGAGCAGGATGAGGTCCAGCAGAACGTGCGCTTCATCCTGGGGTCCGTCGCTGGTACTGTGCCCCTGGCGCGCGGGATGGGGATTGACTCCTCAGTGGTCGATGCTCCCGCCAGCAAGGCGCGTGCGTTGCTGATGGCGTCTATCTTGAGAGCGATTCAGCGCAACGAGCCAAGGGCGCGCGTCGTGGAGCTGCATCTCGACGACGACGGTGCGCTCAGCGGTCAGTTCTCCCCGAGAGTGAGGGTAGAGATTTGACCAGTCCAAGCGGGCTTCCTGATCTCGTGTTTGTCGAGCGTGATGCAGTCACCATCGAGGCAAACATGCTCACGCAGATCGAAACCAGCCTGGGCACGACGCTCGCCCCGGGAGATCCCAGGCGCGCACTGGTGAACGGCATCGTCGCGCTGCTCGTGCAGGAGCGGCAGAACATCAACATCACGGGGCGCCAGAACCTTCTCGACTACAGCTCCGGAGCGCCTCTACGGGCGCTCGGGGCGCTGGTGCTCGGGGCGGCCGCGGAGCTCCAGCCCGCCTCCCACGCGCTGACCACGATCCGGTTCACGCTGAGCGCCCCGCGCGCGGAGGTGACGACGATCGCGGCGGGAGAAATCATCACCGCCGGCGCCGTACAGTTCGAGACGACCGCGGCCGTCGAGATTCCGATCGGCTCCCTGACGGGGGACGCTCCTGCGCAGGCGGTGGTCGCGGGGACCTCCGGCAACGGCTTCGTCGCCGGCCAAATCAAAACCCTGGTCGAGCCGATCCCGTTTGTCTCCTCGGCGGTGAACCTGACCACGAGCGAGGGCGGGGCCGACCAGGAGTCGGACGACGCCTACCGCGAGCGGGTGAGGATGGCCCCGAGCGGGTTCTCGGTCGCCGGGCCCGAGGCCGCCTATGCCTTCTGGGCGAAGAGCGCCAGCGCCGCGATCTCCGACGTGAGCGTGTTGACGTCCGCAGAGGAGCCTGGCGAGGTGTACGTGCGCCCGCTGCTCGTCGACGGCGCCATCCCGGGGGCGGAGGTGCTGGAGCTGGTCGCGGCGGCGGTGAGCGCGACGACGCGCCGGCCTCTCACCGACCACGTCAACGTGCTCGCGCCGACGGTAGTCGGCTACGACGTGACCTTCACGTACTACATCGACGCCGCGGCCGCGGCGCAGGCGCTGACGATCCAGGCCGCGGTGGACGCGGCGGTCGTCGAGTATCTGGCCTGGCAGCGGGCCAAGATCGGGAGGGACATCAACCCGGACAAGCTTCGCGGCCTGGTCCTTGCTGCGGGGGCCAAGCGCCTGACCCTCACCGCGCCGTCGTTCACCGCGCTGACCTTCGAGCAGGTGGCGCAGAGCGGGACCGTGACGGCCACCTATGGCGGGCTCGAGGATGCGTAGCACACCCCGAACGGAAAAGAGTGAACCCATGAAAACAACCGCGACCCTGAGAGGAAATTCGATTGCCGTTCTCGGCACCGCCCTGAACAGCGGAAAACTGCGCATCTACAGTGGCACGAAGCCGGCGAACGCCGACACGGAACTGTCGGGCAACACCATGCTGGCCGAGCTGACGTTCGGCGCCACGGCCTTCGGCTCTCCCGTCAACGGCTCCATCACGGCGAACGCCATCACCCAGGACAGCGACGCCGCGGCGACGGGCACGGCCACGTTCGCGCGTCTGTTCAAGTCCGATGGCACCACCGTCGTCTGCGACATCACGGTGGGCACCACCGGCGCCGAGCTGAATCTCAACAGCACGAGCATCGTGCAGCACCTGATCGTGCAGTGTACGAGTTGCGTGCTGACTCAGCCCGATGGCACCTAGAGTCTCGGCGAATCGGCGCGCCGACAAGCGCCGCAGTCTCACCTGGAGGGAATAGCCGTGGCTCTGGCGATTGGCGCACATCAGCTCGTCTACGATGTGAACCTGGAGGGCACGAGTCCGCTCAGTACGAGCGGGCTCACCACCCAGGCCAGCGGCAGCACCTTCCTGCTCGTCGCGTTCACCCCGACGGGGCACTTCGGGTCGGTCTCGGACAATAAGAGCAATTCGTACACGCAGGTCGGTACGACCCAGCTCTTCTGGGACGACGGGGCCGAGATGCGCGTGTTCCGTTGCATCAACGGGACCGGCGGCAGCAACCACGTCTTCTCGCTGAACAAGACGTCGGGCAACGCGGATGCCGAGGCGACGTTGATCGTGGTGGAGATCACCGGCGGTGTCACGGCGGTCGACGACTACGCGCAGGCGTACGATGCGGAGGGTCCACTTACGGCAGGCAACGTGGATACCACTGCCAGCGGCAGCATGCTCCTGCTGCTGGCGGGGCCAGAGTGGGGCGGGCCGAGCACGTTCACCGCTGGCTACACCAAGCTGGATGAGCTCACTGATGCCATGGTCGAGATTGCCGCCGTCTCGGCCTACAAGCTAGCGGGAGCGGCGGGTTCCTACGAAGGCGTCGTCAATACGATGTATGACGGGCCCGGCCCGATCTTCCTGGTCGCTTTGAAGGCGGGCAGCTCGGCGATCACTGGCACTGGTAGCGCTTCCGCCGCCTCCGCGGCCGCGAGTTGCAGTGGTCAGGAGCTGCTTGCCGGTGCTGTCGCGGCGAACAGCGGCGCTGCGGCGTGCTCCGGTTCCGGGTCCGGTCTGGGTGCTCTATCGACGGTCAGCTTGGCCGAGATCCTGCCGGCGAACCTCGTCTCCGATCCCTTCGTGGCCGCGCTGATCCCGGTGTTCGACGAGGAGTTCCGCCTCCTGGTCGCCGACACCGCGAAGATCCTGTTGCTGGCCGACCTGGCCCACCAGCCAGACGCTGTCCTCGACGAGCTGGCCTGGCAGTTCCGTGTCGACCTCTACGACCAGAGCATGACCTTGGGCGAGAAGCGGGAGCTGATCGCGAGCGCCCTCTACTGGCACTCGGTGAAGGGTACGCCTCACGCGATCGAGCGCGTGATCTCCATCGTGTTCGGGGAAGGCACGCTGGAAGAGTGGTTCGAGTACAGCGGGGAACCATTCCATTTTCGCGTCCAGCTCGCGGGCGGCCAGTTCCCCGACGGAGAGAAGTACGCAACCTTCGTGCGCCTGGCCGGCCTGGTCAAGCGCGCTTCCGCGATTCTCGAAGTGCTCATGATACAACAGTCGGGAGAGCAAGCGATGTTCATCGGTGGAGCCATGCAAATCGGCCAGCACATCACGCTCGGGAGCGCGTAGGCCATGCCCACGTTCCCCGCCTTCACTTTGACCGCCCTGGGCCTGGACATGCAGGCGCAGGCGGAGACCGGCCTGACGCTGACCTTCACCCGGATTGCGCTGGGCGCGGGCGCCGCCGCAGATCCGGCGACGGCGACGGACCTGGTTGACCAGCGGATGACGGCGGACATCCAGCAGTTCACGAACATGGGCAGCGGCAGCGTGCGCCTCCGGGCGGTGTTCTCGAACGCGGCGCTGGCCACGGGATTCGGGATGTCCGAGGTCGGCATCTTCGCGCTCGACCCGACGACGGCCGTCGAGAAGCTGCACAGCTACGCCAAGACTGCGACGCCCGACTACATGCCTCCGTCGAGTGGGCCCGCGCTGGTCGAGCAAATCTTCGACGCCATCATTGCGATTGGATCTGCCACGAGCGTGACCGCCGTCATCGACGACTTGGTGATGATCGCGACCAAGGACGATCTGCACCCGGCGATCGCCGCGAGAACCATCTACACCACCGGCACCGGTGTCACGCACACGTACCAGAAGAAGATCACCTGCGCGGTGATCGAGATCCTGGCTGGCGGTGGCGGTGGTGGAGGTAGCAGCCACGGTGGAGCTGGCGGCGGAGCCGCAGGAGGTTACGCGGAGGTGCGGGTCACGGCCGGGTTGACAACCTGCACGTGCACGGTCGGTGGCGGTGGCGCGGGAGGAGTGGGCAACGACAACGGAGCGGTCGGCGGTGACAGCGTCGTGGTGCATGGTGGGGTCACCTATACCGCGAAGGGTGGCGGAGGTGGCGCCGGTAGTGGGGGTTATTCCGGCGTATGCGTCCCGGGAGGGGAGGGTGTCGCAGGAAGCGGTGGCGAAATCTCGTCTCCGGGTGCTCCTGGTGGAGCAGGTATTACCTTGCCGACCGGAGGAGCGGGATACTATTCTGTAGGAGGAATGGGGGGTTCTTCCCGCTACGGCGGAGGCGGAGCGGTGAACGTCGTGCCGGACATCACAAGCGAATCCGACGGCGCATCCGCTACTGGGTACGGGGCCGGAGGGGCGGGCGCCGTGGCGGTGAATGCGGCGAAGAACGGCGGCGCGGGTTCCGGCGGGCTGATCATCATCACCGAGTACTTCTGATACCGAGTGCAAATCCACCACTGACAGAGAGGACGACCATGGCACGTACGCAGCTAACATCCGATGACCTCTACCGGCTCGACCGAGGCGACACACGCGAGAAGGTTCGCGTGAAGCTGGCAGAGCACGACACCGCGCTCGATGACCACGACACTCGGGTGGCGGCGCTCGAGGGTGGCACCACGGCGAGCGTGGTCACGATTCACCCGGCCGACAGCTTGGCGACCAGCGACGTCGCCGACCTGACCGCGTTCCCCGTGGACAACGATGGGTTGACCCTCGTGGCCAACAAGCGCGTCTTCCTGCCGTTTCAGAACGACTCGAAGCAGAATGGCCTCTACGTGGTCGGCGCTGTCGCAGGTGGCACGGCGCCGCTCACCCGGGCGTCAGACTTCGACGGCTCGGCGGAGATCAAGCCGGGGACGCTCGTGGCTGTGGCCGGCGGAACCGTCGGCGGTGCTGGCGGTCCCACGCTCTGGGAGCTGACCAACACCGTCGCGCCGGTGCCGGGCACGGACAGCATCACCTTCGCGCAGGTGTTAAACAAGACGCAGCTCGCGACCTACCTGGCGCTGATGACCCAGGCTGGGCTCATCGGCAGCGATGCCGCGGGATACACGGCGGCGACGGTCAAGTTGCAGCTCGCTGAGGTCAAGGCGCTCGCAGACGCGCATGACGTAGCTCTGTCGGCCCTGACGGATGGTGCGTTGCAGAAGCGAACGGTCACCGTCACGCACGCCGAGCTCACCAGCGAGGTGGCGGGAGAGGCGCAGGCCATCGACATCGGGGCGGTGCTGCCCGCCAACGCCAGGATCCTCGGCCGCGAGCTGTCTGGGCTGACCGAGTTCAGCGGCGGTGATGTTGCGTCTTGCACGCTCGACATTGGAGGCACCGATGCCGACGCCATCGTGGCCGCGCAAAACGTCTTCGCCGGCGCGGGCGTGGTCGACAAGCAGGGCACCTCGGGCGTCAACCCGAACGGCAATCTCGGCGGCCAGCAGCTGAAGGCCACGTTCACCCCCGACGGCGCACATGCGCTCGCCGCTCTCGACGCTGGCGCCGTCACCATCACCGTTCTGTTCAGCGTTCTCGAGTAGTCCGCAACCTTTGGAGGGATACCATGCCGTGGAACATCATAGCTGACAAGTGGTTCTCCGCCGCGACTGGCGTGGTGGTGACCGACATGAGCGCCGCTGGCAAGAGCGTCACGGCATGGTATTCGTCGAGCAAGATCGGTGAGCTGATGTCGATGACCCCGGTGTGGCCGGCCACCGGGGAGCCGGTCGGCGTGCTCACGCTCGAGCAGACCAACGACCCGGACGCGGTTGCGACGAGCGACGGTGATGAGGTTGACCTGTCGCCGTACTACACCGAGGCCGACCCCGAGCCGAACCCGGACGGCTCGGCCGGGCGCAAGCCGGTCCTGGTGCCGGCGGCGGGGCTCAAGTTCCGCTGGGCCTATGCGCGGACGAGCGGTGGAGAGGGTGCAGTCTGCACCGTCTACGGGTCGGGAGGTTGACCGTGGCCAAGACGCTGATTGTTCCGACGCTCGACGGGAAGCAGAACGTAGCCAGGACCGTCCGCACCGTCTCAGGCACGACCTACGCGCTCCTGGCGGCCGACTCCTACGAGCAGGGCACGTCGCTGGTCACGCTGTCGAACGACAACCCAATCACCGTCACGGTCCCCAAGCAAGCGACCACGGCCATCCCCGTTGGCCAGACCTTCAACTTCCAGCAAATCGGCGCTGGCAAGGTAACATTTGCCGTTGAAGACGGTGACGTCACAATCAACCCAGCGGCGACGCTTGCAATCTCGGCGCAGTGGAAAGCCGCCACGCTAGTCAAGACTGCCACCAACGTCTGGTCGCTTATCGGCTCTCTTTCGGCGTAGGAGTTGCCATGCTGATGGGTATCATGGATTCGCAGAGCCCGGCGCTCCACCGGTTCCGCATTGTTCCAGCGTCTACCGCCGCGCCCGACCTGTATTTTGATCTATCGCTCGCTCCGCCGTCATTCTGGGACCACGTTCGTTCTGACGGAGGGGACATCCGCGTCTACAAGCAGGACGGTACGACCCAGATCGCGCGAGAGGTGTCTGGGTTCAACGCGGGAACAAAGGCGGGCTCGCTGTTCTTCCCGACTGGCGACGCCACGGCGTTCGTGGTCGAGTGTGGNNTATGGGAAATATGCAGCTTGGGAGAGCGCCGCGAAGCTCGTGGCGCACCTGGAGTCCGACGGGGGAGACTCGACGGAGAACCAGCACAACGGCACCGTGGACGCGGGCACCGGATTTGGTGCCGGGAAGATTCTGACCGCTGGCGACTTCGACGGCTCGCACTTGGTCAACTTCGGAGATTTCGGCTCGTGGCCAGCCGAGGGGACGATCTCCATGTGGTTCTCGACTGACAATGTCACCGTCAGAAGCGGGAAGTATCCGGGGCTGATGACGACCAACAAGACCGGCGCCAATGCCTGCTTCCGCGTGGAGCAAGAGAATGGACCCGAGATCATCTTCTACGACGGCGCCACGGTTCGTTCCCTGGGGAACTTCGCGGCCGACGCCCTGTACCTGCTTACCATCACATGGAACACCGCAGAGAACAACATCGCGGTCTACGTCAATGCGGTGTTGAAGTCCTCCGGGGCGGGGAGCTTTCCGGCGACACTTCCCGAATTTTGCGTTGGCTATGGTTTTGTCGATCCTCCGGTCGTCGGCGCGCGGTACTGGTACGGGCTTGCTGACGAAGTGCGACTATACGCTCGCGCGCTGACGGCTGACGAGATCGCGGCGATCTACGCCAACCAGAGCGACTGCGAAGCGTTCTGGACGTACCCGGCGATATCCGGCGTCGACGCGACCTACACGATCACCGTCGGGGACTCTCCGCTTGAGATAACCCCTGTCCTGGCCGGCATTACGGCGGACATCACCTGTAGCGATGGCACCAACTGGGACGCCGAGACAGGCACCTGGACGCTCGACCCCGTGTACGCCGACGGCGGTACGATCAAGACCGTGCGCTTCAGTGCCACATCCGGCGGTGTCACGGTGGCGGCAACCGCGACCGTCGTCGTGTTCCGCAATTGGTCGGCTATGGTGCAGGACCCAGGTAACCCGATCATTCCCTATAACTCGGTCACGGGAGCAACGGGAGCCGATACGCCTTACATCCGAAACACCCAGAAGATCGGAAACACCTACTACGCCATCACCCAAGGATGGGTCGCCAGCGCCAATTGGGACAAGTTTTACCTGTACACGTCCACTGACTTGCTGACGTGGACGCTCTACAGTCAAACGCCCGTTCTGACAGCGGGAGACGAGGGGGCCATTATCCTGCACCCATCGATCATCAAGATCGGAAGTCTCTGGCATATGTACTACAGCGCGCAACCAGACTGGACGTGGACTAGCCACACCATTTGGCTCGCTACGTCTCCAGACCTCATCAACTGGACGAAATACGGTGCGCTGCCTGTGTACTCCGGCAATCCGGCCAGCACCGGAATGGCGTCACTGCCTAACGTCGTCCTCGTCGGCGATCAACTGCGGATGTATTACTGGACGGTGAACATGGTTGCTGGCCAGGCTGATCAGGAATATGCGACGTCGCCCGCTACAGACGGATTGACGTGGACCTACGCTGGAACAACACAACGACGGAGCGCGGCTGATTGGGATTGGGCCGCTTCCTATAGCAGGTATGACCCATGGATCATCAAGAACGCGGCCGGGTACTACGAGGCGGTCTATACCGCCGGCTTCCATTCCCCCGTGTGGAACCAACAATTAGGGTATTCGGTTTCCGCCGACGGCGTTACTTGGTACGACTTCGGGGCGGCGATACTGACCGGGAGCGGGGTGGAGGGTGATTTCAATGAGAAGTTTCCGGGAGACGGTTGTCTGGTTGAAAGCGACGCCGGCATTGATCTGTATTACACCGGCGAAGCCGCGTCCGTCCACACGGCTGTCGGCGTCGCTCATTTGAAAGCACCATAGGAGCCCCCATGACCACCACATGAACCCAAGGCGCCACGGGAGGAGCACGATGACCACTAAGCGAATCGCCCACACTCTCAGCCTACTCGGCACCATCGCGGTTCCGTTGCTCACCGTCTGGGGCGACGCCGCGACCGACCTCGCGGTCAAGATTGCCGTGACGGCCTCGCTGCTGATTCCGCTCGTGTGGTCCAACCCCGCCGAGCAGGCGAAGGTGCGAACGGCCATCCTCGTCGGCATCCCGGTGGCGACCATCGTGGTGTCGTTCATCGTGGCCAGCATGAGCGGCACAGCTGTCGTGGGCGCCGTCGGGACCGTGGTGCTGGCGACCCTGACCCAGCTTCGGCGCATTCTCGCTGCGCAGCCGGCCGACGCTGCCGCGTGGTCCTTCGGCCTGACCCCGGAACAGGTCGCCGCCGACTACGCCACCCGCCGCATTGCCGTGATGGCTGCCCACTCGGCCGTTTCGTTGCCCGCACCATAGGAGGCCCCATGACCACCCGAAAGTTCAACTTGAACACCATCCTGGCCATCCTCGGCGGGCTCGGTGTATTCGCGCCCGACGTGGCCTCCGTT